AGCAGAGCGCGACGAGGCGAGGCGATCGTGGTGCATTTGGGTGGCAGATGCCCTTGGAGGCACGCCCCAAACAATCGCAGAAAAAGAAAACTGGGACTGCTTCAAGGTACGATCCGAGCCATGAAGGACCGCGACATCGTGGATCGGCTCGAAGGGCTCTGGCAGGCGTACGGCTACGGCGTAGCCCTCGAAGCCGCCGCGGAGATCAAGCGACTGCGGGAGGCGCTCAAGGCGTGCGAGGGCGACGAGGCGAAGGACCGCAGATGATTCAGATTCAGGAAGAGCCGAATGCCGTCACCGTCAAACTGGAATCGTTTGAGGTTGCAGTAGCGGCACAGGTCGGATTCAGGCGCGCCCTGTTTGCAGACCTGCGGGGATCGAAGCCAGCCTTCCCCGAGAAGTACCCCGGTCAACTCTGGTACGGGCACATCGCCGGAGCCTGCGCCGAATTTGCCGTGGCAAAGCACCTTGGCGCATTCTGGGATGGATCCGTCGATGTAAGCGACAGAGAGGACATTCCCGGCTGGGATGTCGATGTCCGTTTCTCACCGTCGTTTCCGAAGGTCAAACCACGGGACACGCTCCGGATCGTCGCCGTGACTGGCAAGGCAACGCAGATCGACACCTACACCATCATCGGCTGGCTGGAGGCAAGCGAAGCCAAGCGGGAAGAATGGGCGAGCCCGGATGCGCCCAAGTGCTATTTCCCACCCAGCCACGCATGGCGCGACATCAACACACTTCGGAAGCGGTAAGATGCAGCCGCGTAAGGGACTAGGGATCGCTGCGCCATGACCTTGCCGAAGGAACGATTCCGAGCCGTCATCAAGACGCGGCACTTCCTCTCCGCGCTGCTCGACCCGAAGCGCACGCCGGGCGTGCCCTCCGAACTGCGGGCCGAGGCACGGCGGCTCCTGAAGCACTACCCGACGCCGTTCGATATGGACGAGGCGATCCACGGGCTGCGGCTGGCCGCGCAGGTGTTCGCGGCCGTCGAGCCCATCCCGCGCCGAGGACGCAGGCCGCCGCCTGACGAGGACGGGTGATGACCCCGCCGCCACGGATGGCGCTATCCCTAGATCGACTCCTGCGGGCATGGCATTATGCGCTCATGCCCGATGTGCTAACCGTCACCGTCGGGATCCCGGCTCGGACGCTCTCGCCCAACGCGAGATGCCATTGGGCGGTCAAGGCCAAGGCCAACAAGCGCGCACGGACGGAAGCATGGGCCGCCGCGCAGGTTGCGATGTACGAGGCGAACGAGAAGGGCGGCTGGACGGAGGCGACCTGTCAAGTGCATTGGTTCGCACGAGACAACCGCCGACGCGACAAGGACAACTGCCTATCCAGCCTGAAGCCGACCTTCGACGGGCTGGTGGACGCCGGGCTGCTGAAGGACGATTCCGCCCTGACGCACCTTCCGCTGGTGCTGCTCGTCGATACGCGCAACCCCCGTGTGGAACTCCAACTGAAGCGGTGGGAGGACAAGGATGTCGCGTAAGGCACCGCCCGCCCGTCGATCCGACAAGGCTCGCGTCCGTGACGAGTTAGCCGGGCACTACTGGCGCGAGGGCATCACGCCGGGCACATCATGGACCGTCGAGAAACTGAGCCGCAACATCCACCGCGTGACGATGCTTTGCGATACGCCGCACGGCTTCGAGTGGCACGGCCTCCTGTCCAGCGACCGCCACCACGACAACGCGCACACAAACCAAGACCTCGAGCGCAAGCACCTTGAGGAACTGCAGCGCCGGAAGGGCGGTTGCCTCGACTGCGGCGACGGCTTTTGTGCTATGCAGGGGCGGTTCGATTTGCGGGCCGACCGCTCGGCGTTGCGGCCCGAGTACCAAGCGGGCGACTACCTCGATGCCCTCGTGCGCGAGGCCACGCGCTTCTATGCGCCCTTCGCCGACCGCTTCGTCATGATCGGCCGAGGCAACCACGAGACGGCCATCCAGAAGCGGCACGAGACCGACCTTACGGAGCGACTCTGCGCGGGCCTGAGCGCAGCCGGGCCCTGCCCCGTCTACTCAGGCGGCTACGGCGGCTGGGTGCTGTTCCGGCTCATCAGCAAGCACGGCGGATCGTTCTCATGGAAAATCCGCTATTTCCATGGGGCCGGGGGTGGGGCTGTAATGACCCATGGGGTCCTCGACACACGCCGTCACGCCAGCCTTTACCCGGACGCTGACATGGTGATCACCGGGCACAGTCACCACCATTGGGTTGTGCCCATCGCACGGGAGCGCATTCGGCAGTTCCTCGGGCAGGCCGAGGTGGTGGTGGACGAGCAGACCCATGTCCGCATCGGCACCTACAAGGATGAGCATGGCGACGGCTACGGCGGCTGGTCCGTCGAGAAGGGACTGCCGCCCAAGGGGCTGGGCGCGGTCTGGATGCGCCTGTTCATCGCGGGTACGCAGAAGGACTACAGGCTTGCCGCCGAGGTGACCCGTGCGACATGAGGCCCGGCTGACGATCAACGGCCGCAAGTGGCGCGTGCGCCTCGTCCCGGCAAGCGAGATGCCACGAGACGCGCTCGGCGATTGCGACCATCCACCGGGCCCGCACCCCACGATTCGCGTGCGCCGGAACCTGACGCAGCAGCGGCTTGCCGAAGTCATCGCTCACGAAGTCCTTCACGCTGCCGTCCCGGCCTTGAGCGAGGAAAGCGTGACCGCCGCCGCCGCGTCTATCGGCCGTGCCCTTTTCTCTTTGGGCTGGCGCCGGAAGCCGCTACCATCCCCGCACAAGGCCAAGACATGAGCGAAGAAACCGAAGTGAAGATCGGCAAGCAAGTCAGCCTCCAGACGCTGTTCAGCGGCCTGCAGACCATCATGCTGCTCGGCAGCATCGCGGGCGTGTTCCTGACCATCGGCCGACGAGACGCAACGCTGGACGCGCAGGGAGACCGCATCCGCGAATTGGCCACCATCACTTCCGACCTTGCCCGCACCGTCAGCACCCTGTCGGCGACCGACCGCGAGTTCGGCGCTCGCATCGACGCTATCCAGACCCGCATCGACCGACTCGAAAGGAAGCCCTAATGGCTCTCGCAATGATCGCCACGGAACAGCCTCCGGTGCAGACCACCGGACTGATCACGCTCACCAGCGCCGCCGGATACGCGGCCGCCGCGCCAACGACCACCGCGCCGTCCACGACTGGCAGCGTTGCGCTCCTGTACGGGAAGACCTCCTCGTACCCCAGCCTTGTGCGTCTGACGCCGATGGCGAGCAACAACAACTTCACCGCCGTCGGGATGCGCGTGGTGGGTTGGAGCGAGTACATCCAGACGAGCGGGACCAAGGTCTACATCCCGACCGTGCTGGCTGATCTGACGCTCGGCTACACCAGCGGAACGGTGCCCAGCCTGTCGGTCAACGGCGTCACGGAGTACTACTTCAGCAGCGTCACCGCAGCGGCTGGGGTGCCTTCCGTGAACCTGTACAGCCCCGCAACCGCGCTTGCATCGAACACCGAGGTGGCTACGGCGCTGGTGGATGCGGTGGGAATGCAGTACCTCACGATCCAGTTCAAGGCGACGGGAACCACGCCCAAGGTGGGCGTCTACTGGTCCACGATCTAACCATGCGAAGCATTCGCACCCGACAACTCTTCAACACCGACAACCCGGTGGCATCCGGCCCCATCGTCTGGGGAAGCCGTCGCGCTTCGCAGATGATCTCCGATCTGGCCGCCGGAACCGACAGTCTCGACATCGTGCTGATCGGCGACAGCAACACCATGTCGGCGTCCTCATTCACTTGGGGGTATGTCAGCGGGATGTCTCAGGCCATGAAGGACTTCGGCTGGACCTGCTACGGCACGGCGGTCTATCCGGCAATGACGGATCGAGGCACGACCGCTGCATACGGCGGCTGGCTGGCCTCCGCGTATCTGTCCGCTCCTACGGGCAACCTGACGAACGGCAACTCGGCCACGAGCACGACCTACTACACGAACTGGACGCCCGGCAGCACTTGGGTGCGGTACCTGACGGACAAGGATTCGTGGGCCTATGTTGCAAGCGGTTCGTACACAGACAACTACAACGCCGTCGAACTGCAAGCCGCGCATCCGTTGAATGTGAACGGGACAACGCTCTATCACCGCGTTCGCTATGGCACCTTCACCACTTCCGGCGGACAGTTCCAAGGACGAACGCGTGAGTACACCTCCGGCACCGTGCTGGGAAGCGGATCGGTTCAGAGCACCAACAACGCTTCATACGCATTCAATGCGTATGAGTACTCCTTCACGGCCAACGGGATCTACATGAACTCGTCTTGGTCTGGGCTTGGGGCGACTGGTCCCGTTGCGATTCACAGTCACTCGATCTACAAGCGAAGCAAGGGCTGGGCCGTGACGAGCCACGGCTATTTCAGCGGATCTACCAGTGCGACCATTGACAGCCGGATCACCTCCATCGGAAGCACGCAGTTGCAGAACCATCTGCGAGAACTCCGCGAGCGTCAGATTTTGGCGGGCGGGACTGGTCGGGTTCTGCTCATGGTCCACAGCGGCATCAACGGAAACGAAACGACCGCGGATTGGACCGCCTGTCACAAGGACATTTGGAATTACTACAAGGCCGCGTGGTCTGCGCTTGGATATCCCGGCGGGGATCTTGCAATCGTGTCGTGGGTGAGCGTGCCGCGCAACAGCGACGACAGCAGCCTGTCGGGAGCGGCGGAAAATCTGGTTGGTGTGCGCGATGCCGCCAAGGCGATGGCGCTGGCCAACCCGGACATGACTGTGATTGATGTGAAGTCGATCATGAACTACGCCATCGCTATCACCGGAGTCGGAAATGGAACCACCTACTATCAGGGTGGTGGTACTGCGACAACTCAGCACCTTTCCGGCGGTTATTCATCGGGTGGTCCGCCAAGCGGAACAAAGGCCACCAGCGACGGCTATACGGTGACTTCGGCAGGGATCTTGAACGCGCTTCGATGGAACGCCTGATCTGTTGCGCCGTCTTGCTCCTCGTCGGCTGCTCCGCAAGCGAGCGAATCGCCGTCGAGACCAACAGCATCGGCGAACGGGCAGCCGAGATCCATCGGCTGGCGATCCGCATCGGGGAGCAATCTGATCAGCCCGAGGTCTGCGCGGACGCAGCCAGCATCGCCGTGGAGGCCGTCGCCATCGGCAAGGGCACGCAGGCTATTCACGCCAGCCTGCCGGGCGTGACCGACCGTACGCCGTGGTGGGCTGACCTGCTGAAGTGGCTAGCCATCGCGGCCGTGGGGGCTGCTGCGGTCTGGCTCGTCCATGCCACGGGCGTCGGCACGGCCATTCGCATCGCCATCGGCTGGATCCCCCGCCGAAAGGTGCAGGAGGCCGAACTGGCCATCGCGGCGCTGGACGAGTCCAAGCCTGAGGGACTGCGGGAGGTCATCGCGGCTCGGCGCGCAGCCGACCCGGTGTTCGATGAGGCTGTTCGGAAGGCGCAGGCGGCTGTACAATCCCCGCAGAAGGAGACCGACGCATGATGACGCTGGCAAGCATCGAGAGTCTGGTGGGTAGCGTTTGGGGAGCCGTGGCCGCCCTTGCGGTGGGCTACATTGCTGGACACCTTGTCCCGCTCTCCAAGATTGCTGGATGGATCCCCGGCAAGAAGGACTGACGAGCAACGGACCTGTTCGGTGTTGCCGCCCCGGCTTCCGTCGGGGCGGTAGCATTTCTGCCATGCAGACGCAGCGCGTGAAGATCGAAACCCTGACGCTCGACCCGGCCAATGTCCGGAGGCACCCCGCCAAGAACCTCGATTCGATCAAGGCGAGCCTGACGCGGTTCGGCCAGCAGCGGCCCGTGCTGGTCAACGCCAAGGGCATCATCATCGCCGGGAACGGCACGGTGATAGCCGCGAAAGCGCTGGGGTGGGATCACATCAACATCGTGCGGACGGAGTTGGAGGGCAGCGAGGCGACCGCCTACGCCATCGCGGACAACCGAACGGCGGAACTGGCCGAGTGGGACGAGGAAGCGTTGGCGCAGCAGTTGGCCGCGTTGCAGATCGAGGACGAGGAACTGGCGAAGGCTGCTGGCTTCACGGATGCCGAGATTCAGGCGTTGGAGGGCGCGACGGTCGAGGTGCAGGAGGACGAAGTGCCGGAACCTCCCGACGACCCGATCACGAAACCCGGCGACCTGTGGCTGCTCGGCGAGCATCGGCTGTTGTGCGGTGACAGCACGAAGGCCGAGGATGTCGCGCGGCTGATGGACGGGCAAGTTGCCGACGCCATAGTTTCAGATCCGCCGTATGGAATTGGATATGAATACGCGGATCACGACGATGGAGACAATGACGCGAATGCCGAACTAGTAAAAGCCGCTTTTGTGCACGGCCCACAGTTCAAGATATGGACGCCGGGATTGCCAAACCTTGCGAGAGACATTGAACGATTTGGAAAGGCGAAGGTCGCAGTGTGGTTCAAGAAGTTCGCAGCCGCAGGAAATGGAGTCGGTGGTGCCTCCGTTTGGGAGCCGATTCTCATTGTCGGCAAACCTCCGGCCGCAAGACTGTCGACCGATGTGATTGAGTGCATGACGGATCGGGTGGAGATTGAAGGCAAGAGTCTGCGAGAAATGCACAGTTGCCCAAAGCCCGTCAAGTTGTATGCAACGCTGATTGAGGCATTTACCGACACAGGACACGCAATACATGAACCATTCTGCGGCAGCGGCACGACCCTCATCGCCGCCGAGCAACTAGGCCGCAAGTGCTACGGCATGGAGATCAGCCCCGCCTATTGCGATGTCATCGTGAAGCGGTGGGAAACCCTGACGGGCAAGAAAGCGCAGCGTGGCTAGGAAGCGAATCCAGTCCAAGCCGCCCGCCATAGCCCCCGTGGAGCCGACCACGCCGCCGGAGGCCGTTCCGGTACTAGACGAGCCTCCGAACCGCCAGCGGGCCGCGCTGCGGCTCCTACAGCGGGCCGTGACGCAGGGGTGGGAGATCCCGGAAGCCGTATGGCGGGCTGCGCCGGGTATCTGCGCTCGCATCCTTGCCAATGAGGGCGCGACCGCCCGCGACCGCCTGCGGGCCGCTGAGGTGCTGGCGGCCATGGCACGCGACAAGGTGAACGCCGCCATCGCCCTCGACAAGATGGAGCGGTTGGACGATGGCGAGGCCACCGAGCGTGTGGTGATCAGCCCCGAGATCCAAGCCCGCGCCCGCGAAATCATCGCCCGACGGCTGGGACCGAAGCCCGATGATGCCGGATGAAACCGATGCCGTAATTGCGGCAGCACGGGAGTGCCCGGATGTGTTCGCCGAATTGCTTGGCTTCAACCAATCCGGCCTGCACTCCGATCTACAAGCGCACCTTTCCAAGCATGGAGACGCTGCCGTAGGCGTGCCCCGAGGCCACGGCAAGAGCGTCCAACTCGGCATCCGGCAGGCATGGGAGATTGGACGCAACCCCGCCATCCGCATCAAGCACATCGGACAGACGGTCATCAAGGCGCAGGAGCAGATCCGCATGGTGGTGCAGATCATGCGCTCCGATGTCTACCGCGCCGTCTTCCCCGAGGTGAAGATGCTGAAACCCGACGCCTCGACAGACGGCAGCAGCGAGATCGTCGTGAAGTCGCAATCCCTGCACCGCGATGCCACGATGCAGGCCGCCAACATCTTCGGACGCGCAGGCGGCCGTGCCGACCTCCTCTGTGGGGACGATGTGTGTGACCTCCGCAACTCGGTGCTGATCCCAGCGGAGCGCGAGAAGGTGAAGGAAGCGTGGCGCAACAACTGGCTGCCCATGCGGGACTTCAGCGCGGGCAGGCCGCGTACTTGGCGCCTGTTCACGCCATACCACAACGATGACCTGACCTCAGACTGGAAGCGGGCAGGCGAGCAGGATGGCAGCCTGTTCTGGCGGCCTTGCCGTGGCTCCGTGTCGCCATGGCCGGAGGTGTTCACGCCGGAGGTGCTGGAGAGCCAGCGCCGAGAGATGGGCCCGCTGGGATTTGCTCGCGCCTACGAACTGGTTCCTGTATCGGACGATGCCCTGATCTTCCGACCGGACTGGCTAGAGGCCGGGTACTACCATGTGGATCCCCCCGACAGCGCCCGCAACAACGGACGCATCGTCGCGGCGATTGACTGGGCCTTCACGGAGAAGCGCGGCGAGAAGGGCGATTACAGCGTGTGCATCATCGCGCTGATCGACCGAGAGGCCAATGTCTGGGTGCTGGAATGCCTGCGCGTGCAGGCGACCTTCCCGGAGTTCATGCGCCGTGCTGTGGACGCTTGCGAGCGCCTACAGGTTTCGCAGATCCTCGCGGAGGGCAATGGCCCTCAGGCGGGCCTCTGCCAGCAACTCGCTACTGCCACTCGCATTCCCATCCTGCGGCTGGCCCGGACGAAGGACAAGGTGGTGCGAGCGAGCGAGGCGCAGCCCATGGTTGAGCAAGGACGGCTGCGTCTGCGATGCCGAGCGGACGGCAGGCTGGAACCGTCGCAGGAGCCAATCCGAGACGAGATGGTTGCTTTCCCTGCTGCGGAGCATGATGACACCGTGGATGCGGTGGTGGATCTGCTAGAGCATGGCAGAACGCGCCGTTATGATCCACAAGCCAAGCCAGCAACGGTCGCCAGTAATCGGCCGAAGTTGTGGCGGCTCTACGGAAACACCCCATGAACGAGAACACGAGCGAGGCAACAACCACCCAAGGCGCCGACATGGTGCGAGCCGCACCTGTGTTTCAGGCGCTTGTCACCCCGGTGGAGATGCAACGCTCCTACTACCTGTCGGTCAACAAGATCCTGCGGCAAGGTTCGCTGGCGTTCCGCAAGGATCGGCAACTCCAGCGGCAGATGCGCTATGACCCCGACATCATGGGGCCGCTGCTCATGTTGCAGTTGTCCGTGGCGTGCAGCGAGTGGACCGTGCAATGCCCGGCAGATATGCAGGATGACGAAGATGCTGTCGAGCAGGCCGCGTTCATCGACAAGTTGCTGAAGAACACGCCCCGCTTCACGGATCTCATGCGTCACTTGCTGGACGCTCTGTGGTATGGGCGCAGCGCCGTGAACATGGTCTTTGGCAAGCACGGCGAGACGATCTACATCAGGGACTGGATGCCCATTCACGGCGACAGCCTGACCATGACCGAACTGGGCCAACTTGGCCTCAAGGTCGGTCCGCGCTACTACACGCAGACCATCGGCGGAGCGGCCCCGGACACCGACAAGATCAACGGCACGGTCATCGGCTGGGATGCGCGCGTTCTGCCGCTCGATGACGAGCAGAGAAGCACGATTGCGCTGCATACCTACCAGCCGCAGGGCGTCGATTTCGATGACCCATACGAGGCCGAGAATGCCTATCTCGGCCGGGGTATGCGGGATCTGGTCTGGTACTACTGGTCACTGAAGCAGGCGGCGCTGCAGAACTGGGCCACCTACATCGAGCGGTACAGCATGGGCATCCGCGTGGGCAACTACCCGGTGGGAAACGATGCAGCCAAGGCCGACATGGAAACGGCCATGCAGAACCTGCTAGGCGATGTGTCTGTGCTGATCCCAAAGAATGGCGACGGCACCGATGCGGGCTATGACCTCAAGATCCTTGAGCCGAACGGCGGCAACGCCGAAGCCTTCGCCAAGATGGTCGAGTACCTGACCGAGAACATCAAGGAAGTGATCCTTGGTCAGACTGGCACTTCGCAGGCTGTCACAAGTGGACTGGGCTCAAGCATTGGCGACCAGCACGCGCAGACGCTGAACCGTCAACTTACCTACATCGCTAACGCTCTGGCCGAAACGATGACGCGGGAGATCGTGACGCCGTTGTATCGCTACAACTTCGGGGACGATGCCACGCCGCCACAGTTCGCCTTTAGCGTCAGCAAGCCAAATCCCGAAGAGTACATGAAGTCCATCGAAGCCTTCACGAAACTCGGTGGCCGCGTCAGCGAGCGCGAGGCGCGAAAGGTGCTTGGACTGGCCGAGCCGGAGGATGATGAATCGGTGCTTCAGGCTCCAGCCGAGGGCGGCATGGGAGGTATGCCGGGGCTGGACCTGCCTCCGATGGGGCCGGAGAGCGAACCGGAGGGCGACGAGCCGACCCCGTTCGGCAAGGACAAGTTCGCGCTGTCGGATGTCGATCTGACCCCAACCGAGGAGATGGCTAGCGCGGCCCGTCGTGGCCTTGAACTGCGGAAGAAGCATGGCCGAGGCGGCACCGAGGTGGGCGTGGCTCGTGCCCGCGACCTGTCGAACCGCAAGACGCTCTCGCCGTCCACGGTGCGCCGGATGCACTCCTACTTCGCTCGCCATGAGGTGGACAAGAAGGGCGAGGGCTGGGGCGAGGATTCAGCGGGTTACATCGCGTGGCTGCTGTGGGGTGGCGATTCAGGCAAGGGCTGGGCAGCCCGCAAGACCAAGGAACTGGACCGCGCCGAGGGCAAGGATGAGCAGGCCGCCAAGCCGGACCCTGTGTCGGACAAGATCCGCGTTCTGATCGGCGAGGGCTACCCACGCGATCAGGCCGTGGCCATCGCGAAGAGCATGGAGCGGCGCGGCGAACTGCACGCGAAGCGTGGCCGTAAGGTGACTGCTGCCAAGCGTGGCCGTAAGACTAAGGCCAGCAAGCGCCGCCGCAAGTGACCGAGTTTGAGCGCATCTACAAGCGCGGACTGGCGCAAGTTGCGCGATGGTATCGGCTCGCCATCGCATCTGAGGTCCGTGGAGAGCCGGAGGACGCCTCAGAGGCGTGGGAGCAGTACGCCGAGGCTCTGGGGCAGGTCTTGACCCTTGCAGCCCTAGCGGGCAAGGCTCGCGTCCACGCAGCCACGAAGCAGCAGGGCGCTGAATGGAAGCCGCAGGAATGGCCGGATGAGATGCCGGATCGGTTTGCAGCCGTCGGAATCGGCGGCTTTGAACCCGGCATCTTCTGGGAGGCGTTGATGGGCTTCCGGCGGCGCATCCCTCGTTCGTGGTGGGAGGTGCGGCGAATCCGGCGGCAGATGCGGCGGCTGGCCGAGCGGATCGCCAAGGCCGAGAGCAAGAGCGCCGTGCGCGACCTGTCCAAGCGCCTCTTGGCCCTCCAGCAGACGCTAGACGGATCGTTTCGCGCAAAGGGTGCGACCAAGGCGCAGGCCAAGCGGCTGCAAGCCCTTATCGCTGACGCCATCGAGACGAGCGCGATACCAAAGGGTTTGAAGACGGGCGGACTGTCGAACTTCATCCGAAGGGCTCAAGCCGAAGGCATCTTGGGCTTGACGGCTTCACGGCTGGAAACGGTCTACCGCACGAACATGGCGAGCGCGTATAACGACGCCACCGCCGACACCATGGACAGTAAGGCGGTAGCCAGTTGGGCTCCGCTGCTGCGGCTGGTGGAGATTCACGACAGCCGGACGCGAGGCGCACCCGGCGGCGTGTATCGCGGCAAGGGCCAGAGCCGGAACCCCGGCTCGCATTGGCAGATGGATGGCTACATCGCCACGGCTGCGGACTTCAAGCGGCAGGGGCTAGTACCCCCGAATGGCTTCAACTGCCGCGGTTCGCTGATGCCCGTGACGCGAGACGAGGCGGAGGACATGGGGCTAATCCGCCGGGACGGAAGTCTAGATCGGGCTGCGCTTGCGCGGTATAACGCGCAGAGGCAGCAGATCATAGATCGCGGCCTATACCCCGACCCCGGATTCAAACGATGACCAACAAGACAGAGGATCGGTTCTACTTCGGCAAGCCCGTCCAGCCCGAGCGGTTTGCGCGCGATCACGACATGAAGATGATCGCATTCCGAGATCGCTTTTTCCGCTCCTATGGGGAAGCGATTCGAGAAGCGGCGAACAATCCCGATTCGCGTTCTGCAAAGTCAGATGATGCCGTTTTGCGAACTGCTTGGTCTGCAATGTTTCAGACGGGCTATGCAGATGCCATTTCGGTTCTGAATGGGCTGTCCGCGTTTATGAAGTCCAAGGCATCTGTGGCGGCAATGAAGAAGGCCGCGAATGATGCGATGGCAGAGTACGCGGCGCATAAGCGGGCGGCTCTTGCAGAACTTGGAAAACTCCGTTCTTCCCGCCCCGGCCAGCCCGAGCGGTTTAGCAGCATCATGGATGAAATTGCTTCGGCTGAAGATGCGGTCTATGACGGACGCGATGTTGCGGGCGTGGCGATTCAAGAACTTCTAGCAAAGATGCGTCGCGGTCTAATGACGGAAGAGGAAAAGAAGTACTTCTTGGAGGTTGTGCGAGAGGCAAAGGCATACGGAATGTATTCCCGCCCCGGCCAGCCCGACAAGTTCGACGCATCTAGCCTCGATCGTGGCAACTTCGCCGACGCGAGCAAGTCGCCCATGCTCGGCAAACTGCTCTCCGAGAAGGCGATGCCGGATGGCGGATGGCGGGCCGTGCAGGTCGGTAGCGATACGCTCGTGATCTCGTTCGAGGATGCCGACCTCGCCCGCGACTTCGGTCGCCGTGTGGCGAGCAAGGGCTACAGCGCAACCAGTCCCGTCGCTACGACGGGACGCTACTGGAATGTGGAGGTGAAGAATGGCAAGTGAACTTGGAAAGGTGTATGTGTCTCCAGATCATTTGACTGGCAAGTTTCGCGTGATGCCGCTGAAGCCGGATGGAACCGTGAATCACAATGTGTATGCACAGGCGCGCACGCTTTCATTCAATACTTTTGAGGACGCGGTGAAGTACGCAAAGGGATTGGTTGCACATTACGGCGGCACGGTCGAGAGCGATACGCGAGGCAAGTCTGTGAACTCCCGCCCCGGCACTCCCGCCCGCTTCGCCGTCGAGGATCGCTTCTACTTCGGCAAGGGCCGGAAGGAGCGGTGAGCGTGGCAGCGTCCCACACCGTCGAGAACACGCCCGAAGGCAAGGTTCGCATCAAGAACCTTGAACTGTTCATGGGCTTCGATCCGTCCATCGACTCGGACGATGACGAGGCCATGCAGGCGTATGACAATGGCCGCGTGAAGGACATCGTGCGGCGCACGGGCAAGTTCATTGCTCGCGGCTCGCGGCCTAAACTCGTCATCGAGCATGAGAAGGACGGCAGGCCGACCGCGCCGGAAGCCGTGGGCGACATCACAAGCGTCCGCTACGAGGAGCGCAATGGCGTGGCCTATGTTGTGGGCGATGTCGAGATGCCGAAGGCGAGGTTCGATGAACTGCTGGCGACGAACGCGTACCCGCGTCGGAGCGCCGAGATTTGGAAGGACGATCACCTTTCGGAAGTGGCTCTGCTTGGGCGCGACACGCCGCGCAGGCCGCTGCCGGATACGCGATTCACGAAGCACGGCTCGAAGATGGTCTTCGAGCGTCCTATGGGAGTGGTGGCAGTAACCATTGACTCCAAGGAAAAGTTTGATGGAATGGTCGGCGTTGGCGGTGGTTTGAACACCTTCATCCCGTCCACGACTAAAGGAAAGCCAATGCCCGCGAAGCACAAGAAGAAGATGGAAGCAGAGGCCAAGAAGCGCCATGAGGCTGCTGCCGAGGCTGCTGCCCGGCACGCCGCTATGGAGTGCGAGGCCGACGAGGATGAGGAGAAGCATGAGGCTGCTGCCGATGCTGCCGCAATGGAAGCCGAGGCCGCTGCCGCCGAGCACGACGATCACGACGATGCCGACAAGTTCTACGGCCCGATGCACGACGAGCATGAGGCCGAGGGCGTCCATGTTGACATCGGCTCGCACCACGGCGAAGAGGAAGAGGACGAGGACGAAATGGAAGCCGAAGCGGAGGCTGCGTACGGAGGCAAGCACAAGATGAGCAAGGGCGACAAGTCCACCAAGGCACTCTTCGCGCGCGTTCAGGAACTGGAGCGCCAGTTGAAGTTGGAGCGGTTCGGCAAGGAAGTGGACGGCATGATCCGCGACGGATTCCGCTGCTCCAAGTTCCGAAACAGCATGGTGGAGGAACTGTCTGACTGCGCGAACCCGGCCGCGAAGATCGCGTTCTGGAAGGCCACCATGGCCAAGAATCCGATCAATGTGCCGACCGTGGCGCAGCACACCGTGACCGACGAGGGCGAGCCCTCGATGGACATCAAGGCCGCTACCGCGCGTGCGGTGCATGAGGCCGCTGGCGACCTGACCAAGTTCAAGTCGCTGTTCGCCAAGTACTCCGGCCAGAAGGCCTAATCGAAAGGAAACAGGACCATGGGATCTTTCTCCGACACTCCGGCACTCATCGCGGGCGGCGACATCTACCCCTTCCGCTTCGTCAAGCCCTCGACCGCTGCCGATGACACGGGCCTTCAGGCCGCCGAGGCCACCACCCCGATTCTGGGCGTGACCGACGGCAGCACCAAGACCTTCAGCAACGGCACCGCAAGCGTGGTTCACGCCGCGTCCGGCGATCCGATCACCCTTCAGGGTGGCGCGAACGGCACCATTCTGGTGATTTGCAGCGGCAACATCACCCGCGGCGCGTTCGTGGAGTCGGATGCGGACGGCAAGGCGCAGACCGCGACCACCACGACGGGCACTCGATACCACGGTTTCGTCGCGCTTCAGAATGGCGCGGCTGGCCAGTTGATTCGCATCCAGCGCGTTGCGGGTATGCGTACCTACTGATCCTGAACACCCCAACGACAAGGAGCAACAACAATGCCCAATGTTTCGTCTTACGCGGTGGCCCCGGGTGGCGGCAATAACGCCTTCATCCCCACCTTCTCGGCTGCGACTGGTCAGATCCAGATCGAGTTCACGCGATCCGCGAACCGCTTCCCGATCACGCAGTACGCGCAGATCGTCCCGGTGCAGCAGATGAGCGGTTACTTCCTCAAGATCGACGAACAGGAGACTGCCCGCGTGGTCAACACGCAGGACCTCCAGTGGCCTCTTGGTGAGGATCGCCCGACTGGCATCAACTCGGATTTTGAGTTCAACCAGTTCACTTGCCAGCGGTTCCAGACCTCGTTCCACATTCCTCAGGAGACTGCACGGCAGGCTCAGTGGGATGTCGTGGCGAGCCATGCCCGCATCGCGGCCGCCAAGATGATGACGCACCGTTCGCTGCGTATGGCTACGCAGTTGACCACCTCGAGCAACTACACCACCGGATCGAACTACTTCGCTGCGGCTACCGATCTGGTCACTGGCGTGGACATCACCACGGATCCCGATGGCGTGCAGAAGATCATCCGCGCAGCCATTGAGAAGATCGTCCAGAACACCGTTGGCGCGGTGTCTGCCAAGGACATCATTCTGGTGGTCAACCCCATCACGGCTCGCATCATGGCGACCAGCGCGGGCGTGCGTGACTATGTGAAGAACTACCCCGCCGCTCTGTCCTTCCTGAAGGGCGACGACACCTTCGCGGCCTACGGTCTCCCGCAGACCCTGTTCGGTCTGGGTGGCGTGGTGGTCGATGACACCGTGCGCGTCAGCAGCCGCAAGGGAGCCTCTAGCGAGACTCGCGGATTCTTCTACGGCTCTGCGACTGCTCCCGGCATGGTGTTCGTGAGCCGTCCCGGTGGTCTGGTCGGCAATGAGGGGCCGTCGTTCAGCACGGCTACCATCTTCGCCTACGAGGACATGACCGTGGAGACTCTGGAGGATCCGTGGAACCGTCGCGTGCGCGGCAGCGTGACCGACAACAGCGCCACCATCCTGACCGCTCCGCAGTCGGCGCTCTACATCGCGGACGCCAACTCCTGATCGGCCCTAACGGCAGCAACTCACGGGCCGCTCGGCTAATCACCGGGCGGCCCTCTTTCTTGGAGGACTGACGCATGGCGATGGCTCAACTTCTCTCCAACTCCGATTTCACGCTCTACGCGGACGCTCGTCTGCTGGCCGAATTGGCGTCTGATGCCAACACGGACGGAACGGTGTCCTCGTCCAGCATCATCACCGAAAGCCTGCTCCGGGCTGGCGAGGAGGTGGCTAGCGCGGCCACCCGGTCCAATTCCTACACGATCACCGAACTTGAGGCGCTGGCGACGGATGGTAACGCCATGTTGCGCGGATTGGTCGCGGATTTGGCGCTGTGCTACTTGTTCGAGCGCCGAGGCGGCGATGTGCCTGAAAGCATCAAGGCCAAGGCAAACCGAGCACAGTCCGGACTGACGGACCTGAGAGATGGAAAGCGCGTCTTTGCCGTGGATACGAATCGTGGAGCGGGAACCGCCACGGTCAGCGTTATTGAGCCCAGCATCCGCGGCAGCATGACCATGGTGTCGGATTCAACCTTCTATCCCAATCGCCGCGGCTGGGTGTACTGATGGACAACCGCGAACTGCGGATGCTCTTGATCCGGCGGCTGCAAGCGACGCGGGTAGCGGACATTCTGTCCGTCATTGCAAAGCAGCGCATCACCAGCCGGGGATCCGATATTGGTGGATACGCGGATCTGTGGGCAAATCAAGCCCAAATCGAGGTAACTGAGCAGAAGCGCGGCAAGACGATCAAGAAGGTGATTTCGCACTATCGGGCAGGCGGCACCCCTCTGTATGACACGGGCAACCTGTTCAACAGCCTGAAGGGCGTCACGAAGCCCTTGTCCGATGGCGCGGCGCTGGTCTTGCAGGGTTCCATGATCGCCCTGCTGCAATCGAAGGGGTTCAGGACCACGGGTCCAAACTGGATCCCGTTCACCCGTCGCGCCATGAAGCAGCGCGCAACAATGTCTGAAGGCGGCAAGTCTAGTTCTCGACGCTCGTTTGCCACCAGCAACCCCGACGGTTTACTGGTGGCCCGGGGCGTCACGGTTCCGGCTCGACCGCTGTTCAAATGGCCTACAACGGCACGGCGCATGGTGGCGCGGGCTATCGCTCGGGCCATGAAGGCGCGTTAGACTGAAGGAAAGGAGCAACGCATGGCAGTCATTTTGAATGTCACGGGTCCGCATCAGATCTACTACGGCGCTGGTGGTGGCAGCCCTACCAATCTGCTCGGCCGAACGGATAACGACGATCTGTTCAATGTGGAGATGGAGTACAAGTACATGGACATCTTCACGAACGAGTTCGGCTCGAACCCGGCGGAAGCGATCCAGACCGGCGCCTCGGCGTTCGTGAACTTCACGCTGGTCAGTTACGATCCCTCGGTGGTCTCGGCAATGATCGCCGTCTGCTCTGGCCAGACTGGTGCCGGATCAGGTCCGCAGTTCCCGGTCATCGGGCAAGGGATGCGCGCCAGCACCAACTGGGTGTCGCTCAAGGTCGATTCGGACGGTTCCGGCCCCAATTACCAAATCGACTACTGTCGGCTCATTTCGCATAACATCAAGGACATCGGTAACAAGCCGACGCGTGTCGGCTTCCGATTTGAGGTGATCCGCTACAGCGCGACCACCGCCGAGAACATCTACACGGTGTCTTGAACATGAACATCCCCGCTACTGAGAACTTTGATTTCACCGTTACGGTCAACGACAAGAAGGTGAACATTGACGGCAGCGTCGTGATGGCCGAGTTTGCCTTGCTGGGCGCGCAAGAGCCGAGCAACGCGCAGATCATGGAGGTCATGCGCCGCTGCGTGCGTCCGCTCGAACTGCTCGGGAACTTGTCCGATGCGGAAGTGTTCGCCATCTACATCCGCGTTGGCATGAGGCTCCAGCAGTTGGGAAAACCACTCGCGCCGTAAGCATCTTCATGGCTACTTACGGCGTCAGCCCATATGCCATGCCTGCCGATGTTGCGCTAGGTTGCATGATGAACCTGCGGATGGCGCAGGCGTGGAAGGCGGTTCCGTTGGTCACGGCGATCAGCATCGCCCTCGGGAACAAGAGTGCGACATCGGAATGGAAAGCCTCATTGGCTGGAGACATGATGGCGGCCGAGAGCATGGAAGCCGCCGACATCATTGAAGAACTCAAACTGCAAGGCAAGTACCGATGACCGTATCTCTGACCGATCTCTACAACCGCTTGGGCGGGCATTTCGGAATCGCGAAGGCGCAGATTGATGCGCGCTCTGCGATCCTGACGCGAGCCACGAACCTCGACGGTCAGTACACCAGCGCCACGCGCTTCATGTACACGCCCGTCCTGAACCAGTTCTTGAGCATCTACAACTCGACCGATGCCACGATCACGAACGCGCAGTCCGGCGCTCGCAAGACGCTGACGGAGATGATCAACGCGGACAACCCCAGCATCATCAAGGAACCGCTGGCTGCCATGCGGGAACTCAATCGCCAGATGCGGGCAAGCGGCAAGTACCTGCTAAAGAACACGATCACGCAGGGATCGGTCACGGCTGGTGGAAGCAATGTCGGCAACGGTACGGTTCTGCTGCACGGCATTCCTTCGCAGATGAGCCGAAGCGAAACGCTGTACTTCACCTGCATCAGCGATACCACCACGGGAGCGCAGGCGGGAGCAGAGGTGTTTTCCATGACCTCCTCGGCGGCGTACAACGCGCTGGGCGATTACCGATGGCCGGGCGGCACTGGCTTGAACACGACGATGTTGAGCAGCGACTACACCGCAACACCAAACCTGCTGGTGAATGGCACCTTTGACAACTGGACGGCGGGAGCGCCGGATGACTGGACGTACTCTGGCACCATTAGCCAACTGACAAGCGGCGCTTACCGTTCTCCCAGCGCGCTGAAGATGACCAGCAACACCGCAGTAGATAGCCTGACGCAAGAATTGCCGAATGTGGTACTGGGGCCCGGCAAGCGGCTCGTCTTTGGCATCTATGCGAAGAAGATCAGCGGCACGGTCACGACGGACATCGAGGTCAAACTTGAGACCACTTCCGGCTCGTCGTATGCCACGCTCACAATCTCGGCGGCCAGCCTGACCACTTCGTGGCAGCGGTTCACGGCGTCATTCCAGCACGATTGGCTGGCGCCTAAGGAGTCGGCGGCCTACACGGTGACATGGGGCGAACCCACCAGCCCAAGCGTCCAGATCGCCTTGGACGGCGCCTTCGTGTTTGCACCCACACAGATGGGCGTGAACGGCCAGTTTGTGCAGATCATCGCCGGAAGCACGGACTGGCGCATCGGCGACTATCTGACCGTCACCGTGAGCAACGACTACGCCAGCAATGTGCTGAACTACACCGAGCGGTTCTTTGCACCGTTCGCCAATGGGATCGAACTGCCGACATCAACGGCTGGCGCCAACACCATCGACAACAGCGTTATCCCGTGACTATTTCCGCCACGACCAACCTGAACGCTTTCTTTGGGTCGCTGAAGAACAGGCTGGCGCATCTGCTGCACGCGAATGATGCGACGGCTCGCAACAACATCTTCGTGGTCGATGCCCTGCGATTTCAAAACACGGCGGTTCCGGCGCTCCAGATCGAACCCGTAAGCCTTGTTTCGATTGGCGAGCAGTCGGCCATGAATGTCATGGTGCTGGAATATCGCGTCCATGCCATCGTCAAGGTTGAACAAGACTTCGGAAAGAGCAGCGACCAAGCGATGCTGGGGCTTGGCCCCACGCCAAGCGGCGCCGTTGCGCGAGGCGCATTCACGCTGGCGACGGCCGTTGCGGATCGACTGATCGGCTACAAGGTGAACGACGCCAGCGAGGTGCAGGTGTTCATGAGGCTGGAGCGCGGGGAAAACAATGATGTGGAGGGACTGACAAGCGCATCGGCGTATTTCCGCACGATGATCCGCCTGTTCGCAGATGGCTGAAGACCTAGGAACAATCCGGCTTTCGATTGGCAGCCCATCCGGCGGCGGTCCCGATCCGACCAAGGCCGCGGGCGCAGGCGTCGGCGCTGTCGGCTTTGCGGGACTGGTCGATGGCAAGTTGGTATCCGGCCTCGTCACGAAGATCCAGCCTGTGGTCGCTGGCATCATCGAGGGCATCCGGGCGATCATCAACGGAATCCGCTGGGTCGCGGACAAGATCGAAAGCGGCGTTCAGAGCATCACAGACGCTAGCAAGTGGTCTGCAACCGCCATCGTGGAAGTTGCGAACAACCGCCTGCTCGCGGTGCAGCAGCAGTTCCAGTCCGCGCAGATCCTCGGCCCCATGTATGCCATGGTGTTGAAGTGGTATCGCGAACTCATGCTACTGTTGAATCCATGGAAAATGTACTTTCAGGCGATGCTTACATTTATGACTGGCGCGCTTCTTCAAGCCGTGCTGGCATTGTCACCTTTGATTCGAATGTTGTTTCATGCTGTTGTTGATGCCACGCTGACCATCACGCAGTTTTTGGTGAACAGTACAAAAGCGGCAGTTGATTATGGCAGGGAACATTTGCAGGTTTCACAACTGATGTCTCAGTTTGGAGCCTTACTCTCGGTTGGGCCGCAAAATCCTTTGACAACCATATTGGGTCAATGGCTGAAACTGCAAGGAGGCCTTGGTGAGAAAAGCGCGGGCGTTGTCGATTGGTTGTCTTCGGCATACGAAGGGTTTAAGAAACTACAGGATGAATTGACGCGCGTGCTGGTGGAACTGGAGCAGATCAACAGCAACACCCGCAAGAAGGAAGAGTTCCGTGGCGCCGACTGGATCGTGAATGAACTGCGCTTGATCGCACAAGGCTCTAACCCGTACTACCGACAAGGCCAGCCGGGCGGGCAAGACTTTTGGAAATGACCGCGCGAGCAACAGGAGCGACAGATGGCGACGATCACATACAACGGCGTCTCGATCAGCAACTGCAAGATCGCGCGACTCAATGTCGAGAATGAGTTCGAGGGCGAGTCATTCGTGCGGACTGGTCGGAAGCACACGATGGAGGGCACGGGTGTCATCTTCACCAGCAATCCCGTCACCACGATTGCATCAATCAAGAATGATCTGAACAAGCCACGAAAGCGGCTTACGATCCAATTTGAGGGGCAGTCCGCCATCACGCTTGCGGACGGATGGGATGGAGCGGATTCCAAGGATGCGAAGAATGGCCCGATGCCCGCGGTCAATGTGACCGAAATCACCGGATCGAATCCACAGGCGTTCGTGATCGGATTCACCTTCAACTGGTTCGAGTGCGGAGAACAAGCCGTCCAGCGTTGCGAGATGGTGCAGACGCATAGCATCAATGAGGAAGGCTTGCTGCGAGTGCAGCGCCGGGGTTTCCTGAGACTCAGCGCGGCGTGTTCTGGATTTAGTGTGCCAACCGAAAGCGCAAATCGAGCGCCGCTGACAACCCATCCAATTACGGTAGTGGGCAACTATGCCGCTTCGGCTGTGTCCGGCGAAATCGACTTCTGGCGCGGTGTGGTGGCTGGATTTCCGGTCGTCGGCTTCCAGAGAACAAAGCAGGAGTTCTATGTTCAGCCGGACCAACAGACGCTGGTGTTTGACATTGAGGACACTCAGTTGGTCAACCCGCTGCCGCTGGACATACTTAGCGGAGATGGATCGTTTGAATACGAACGCTCTCTTCCAACTGGCGGCGAAAGCAACATCATGGGAACCAAGAGGTTCCGCGTGGAGTTGGTCGGGCGTCCTACGATGTCGAAAAGGGACATCTATGTCAACTGCGTAAACATCGCGCTCACTCGCATTCGCTTCACTGGAGCACGACAGGACTTCGTGCAGTCGATCAAGATTACTGAGCCCAGTCTGTTCAAGCGGAATGCTGTCGTGTTTGAAGTGGTGGCAATGGGTATGCCAGCGGCGACGCAGGTTGGCGATCCCAATTTGGGCTCGACGGATGAATGGCTCTACAAGTACATCTTCAGTCGCCCTGCTAGTCTATGGGGCGGTTCCGCTGTCACCCCATATGGAGACATCGGACAGGACTCCCCAAAAGCGCAGTTTTCCCAAGTCAAAAACTACGATTCGTGCGTACTCGGCGGAACATGGCAAGCGATCACCGCAAGTGAGACTGGAACCGTAGTAACGCAGGGAGGCAACATTGCCCCGGAAGGGCAATTTGATACGACTCCCTTCAAGCCGTCGCAGGGTACTGATTCGCTTATGCAAGAGCAGGCCAAGGATCTGCTGCACTTCAAGGCGAACCAGTCGATGAAGGTGATGAGCAACATCGACCTAATGGACACCATGGGAGGCGATGTGCAGAGCGGTTTCCAGTTTGCGGTTCCGCAGGCGGTAGTGGTTCAGACCGTGGACATGGTGACGCGCTCGCCGTCGATGGCCATTCCGTGGCCGTATCTGGATGATCAGTATGTGGTGATCGGGCTGGATGTCACGACCAATGACGCCGCGCCGGACGCCAGCGGAAACCCGATCTTTGCCATTCACGCCGTCCGCACGCTGCGAGTGAATGTCTCGATGAGTACGAACGCATGGGTTGGTACGGCGCAGGGTCCTGATGATCGCCGAACCACGCGCATCGTGAACTACTTCCCGAACGGCTCCTACTCTGCTCGCAACCCCATCACGGGCTTCGCGTCCGTCGATCTGCGAGCGAATGTGAACGGATCGGCCCAGAATCAGGGCTTCGCTAGTGGCATGATGCTCAACGGTGGAAGCGGCGGTGGTGGTATGTCGCCGATGCCCTGATGGGTGATATGCTGACGCCATGCCAGCACTTGGAATCGGCGTCTATGGCTATCTGAAGAAGCGCGACTCGGGCTCGTCGCAGTTCATCGACATTCTTCGGCGCACTCCGAAGATCGACGAGATGCTTCGGATGAACGGCTACGATCCAGACACGATCAACTGCGCTGAGACTCCGCTGGTGGGTGCGGAGAACTACGCCGTGATCCGCGTGCTGATGCGGCACAATGCCAAGGGATCGCTGTACAGCGATTCCTCCACGCAGCCGAATCAAGCAGGCGTGACGCTCCTCTACGATCTGGTGCTCGCCGAACCAACGGCAGGCATTTCGCAGACGCCGGACTATCAAGCAGTCGAGGGCGCAGCCTTTCAAAACATCTTGAAGGGCCGCTTGTCTGCGCCCGTCGTGTTTCCGAGTTATGTGCCCGGAAGCGTGATCACTCCGATGGATCCGCTGTCGCTCACGGGTCCCGCAAACGGTCCCTTCGGTCGGGTTGGGATGCTGAACGGCCAGCAGTTGCAGGCCGTCGATGTGCCTAGCGCGTGGACCGCTCAGCCCGACACGGTGCTGGAGCCCACCAGTCACGATAACACCGACGCCGGGCTGTTGGCGAAACCGGGAGCGGTGCTGTCTAGTCAGGATCGAACGCGAGTGCGCGGCTCTGCGGCCCTACGAGCCTCGACGCTGCGTTCCAAGGTTCAGTCGATGGCGTCGATGCCCTCGGGCTCGGGCCCCAGCGCAGAGCCTCCTAGCGATCCCAGCGGCTCGTCCGGCGATCCGCCGACGCAGCCAGATCTCGATTTCAACGGGACTACCCCTCTGGGATTCGATGGGCCTGCGCGGTTCCTGCATTGGTCGAACTTGAGCGTGCGGAGCCTGCGTGAGTTGCGTCAGTCGGCCGCGAACCCATATCGCGCCGTCATGGATGGCCATGCCGGACGGCCGAGCCCGGATCCCGTGGAGGACTCGCTGTATGTAGCGGAACTGGTCGATAGCCGCTGGCGTCTTGGCATGAACTTCGATCCCGCGGTGGGCTATCGCAATCTGGCGGGCTATTCGACGGCAGACGGCAAGATCCAGTCCGATGGCGCGGACTTCGAGGGCGTGTTCGGTGGGTACACCCAATCGGCGTTCAATATGCTGGCCGATGTCCCGATCCAGTTTGAGGCTAGTACTGTGCGAGAGACGGTGGTCTGCCGTCGCGCCATCTCGATGCTGCCTGATCCGCCAAAGGCTGACAGGTCGCCGACTCTGAACGGCACCGCCAAGATCGAAAGCATCATTGCCACGGCGCCGACCTACATTCAGCGTCCTTTCGGCATCTATGACCTTCTGCAAGTGTTTGCGAACTGTCTTGAAGCCATCGTGGGCGAAACGGTCTACCTCGACACCACGCTGCTTGAAGCATCCCTTGCGGGCTCGACTAGCGATGTGATGATGCCGCTGCTTGATGATGGCGACATCATCAACCTTGACTTCGCCGGGATGACCATTGGGCAGGCTCTTGACTTCTTCGCAAAGCGATGCGGAGGGTGCTGGCTGTGGGAGCGATCATCGAATGCTTTGATCTTTTCATTCGTGGATGGACCAATTGATCCGATGTGGGTCGAACAGGAAGCCGAGTTTGACACGGGAGTGGCTGCGCGATCTGCCATCGCTGATCCGGCATCATGGATGGACACGATGCGGCGATTCCGCACTCTGGGCAACTTCAACACCGTGGCCGAACTGGTGCCCTACAAG